ATCCTGGTGGCTATGGATATAGTCCACGCACTCGATATCGCTGGCGCTCTGATAGCACCATGAGCCCGCTAACGCTCCTGCTTGTCGTGGTGCTGGTGCTTGTCATTCTTGGCGGCGGATTTGGATACCGCACCTATGGCCCATATTACGGCTATGGCGCAGGAGGCATCGGCCTGCTGGTGCTGATCCTGCTGATCCTGCTGTTCGGATATTGGTAGTGCGTGGGCTGAGCCCCGTAGGCGGCTACGTTGTGATCGGTGGGTCGCATGACGACGGACCTGGCGAGTCTGTTATTTGGGGCGCCGGGGCGACGCCCCACCAGGCTTGGGCTGAAGCTGTAGAATCTGCCAAGGGCAACTGTGATCTGGTTGGCATATCCTTTGTTTGCAAGTTAGCAACCACAGGCCTGCTGGAAGCGCTGAATACTGAGGAGGATGCCGTCCGGGACTTTAGAGAGATCGTGGTCTGTTGCACTGAAGATGAGCGAGTGTCGGTGACGATATGGCCAACACGATTGGAGGAAGAAGATGCCCGGCCTCTTAGACAAAGCGGTGAGCCGTATTAAGCAGCGCGGCGTGCCAACCAAGAGCGCATGGCCGATGGCTGTCTCATCGCTGCAGAAGGCCGGTGACCTGAAAAGCGGGTCGCTCAAGGCCACCAAGCAAGGCGTGCAACGGAATCAGATGACCCGCGCGCAACGACAGAAGAACCCGCCGAAGTGAATGAGCGGTTGCGTCGGAAAGCCTACAGGGCCTTTGATGATTTGCCGGAGGAGTTCTCGCCAGGGACGATACGGCAAGCGCTTGAGGCGCTGGATACCATGACGTGGCTCCTAATTACCGCCCTACCACAGAACCACCCGACGCGTCGTGAGTTCAATCAGGCTATGCGAGGCCAGCGGAAACGACTCGACGCGGTGAACTGGACGCAGTTTGATGAATCCACAGACGAGCGTAGGTGTGACTACCAGGTCCTACGCATAAGGCTGGGCATGCTCAAGGCCATAGCCGAAGGCCAGCGCAGTCACAACCCGTAACAAGATGACACGCGCGCAGCGTAAGGCCAACCCGCCGAAGTAGCCAATGAACACCAGCGGGTGGCAGGAACGGAGCCTTGAAGCCTGCAGTCATCGCCGCTCAACCCCCGTCGGGCGCTCCTGCCGTGCGTAACATAACACACCGGGCATGCAGCAACGCACGTCAGGCTCGAGTCCGATCCAGTGATCGCCATGCTCTCGTGGGTCCCGCAAGACGATCTGCCAGCCATCGAATGACGCATAGAGTCCGTCGCCTAGGTATGTTTCGTGGTGTGGCGCTGGCAGGTCGGACATTAGGCTTCCCACTCCGGCTTCGTCGCACCAGGCGGAATCTGAGATAAAGCCCGCGCGTAGTTGAGCCACCACTGGCTGTCTCTCTCAGCTTGGTTGGCCAGCGCACCGTGGCCATCAGCGCGCAGGGCATCGGCAAAGCCCTTGTAGAGGCGCCCTAGGTTGCGTGCCTTCACGGCCGACATGAGTGGCGGCTGCGCGGGCACAATCGGTTCGTCACTCATAGTCAACTCTTTCGCTTGGTCGTTCGCCATTCATCGAGAATGCGGCGCAGCAATTCCCCAATGGAGATGGAGAGTCGCTGCGCCTCGCGTTGGAGTGCCTTCATCTGCTGATCAGTGAGTGAGAACGAAAGTCGCTCCATTGCTGGGTGATGCATACGCGCATCACCCCACACCAGCAAGTGACAATCAGGAGATATACACCATGGCAGGCTACTTGGCTTACATCATCCCGGTTGACGGCGGGGGACGACCGGACAACTCGCTGCCGCAGCCACCCGTTGGCATCTGGCCATCGCCCGGTCATCCAAGCCATCCAATCGTTTTACCGCCGGGCAGCGTGGGAGGCACACCAGAGCATCCGATCTACTACCCGCCAGCGGCACCCGAGCATCCGATCGTTCTTCCCCCGGACTCAGTCGGTGGGACACCGGAACATCCCATATACTACCCGCCGAGTGTATGGCCGCCGGGCGGACATCCGTCACATCCAATCGCTCCTGGTGGTTCACCGCCGGGTTACTGGGGTGGTGTTGCGCCGCCTTACCCGACACATCCAATCTCTCCTGGTGGCAAACCACCGGGAATTTGGGGCGGCCCGCCGCTCTATCCGGATCAGGGTCTGCCGCCGGGTGGCACGCCGATCGAGCCGCCCAGTGAGTTGCCGCCACCGGCCGGGCACACGGACGACATCGTGGTGATGATCTACAAGCCAGGGCAGGGCTGGAGCGGTGCGGCTTACGACGTGGCGCCTGACCAAGGACAGCCAGTGCCGACACCGGTCGGCTGATGGCTGACAAGCTCGAGCACGCGCTCAGCGCCGCTGCGGACACGTTCGAAGCGTGTCTCAACGACAAAGCGACCAAGGCTGAGTTCGTGCTCGCGTGTCAGGCGGGGCAGAAGCCGGTCGTGCTGCGCATGATCAGCGGCATGCCCGGCGCTGCGGTGATGGTCATGTGCGGCAAGCCCGAGACCTTGCCGTCGGGATGATGGCACGGGCGGCGGTATGTTGTTGTGGCGTTTCCTCCCTGCCGCCGCCCTACTTGTCGGCCTGACGTTGATCGATCTGCATGGTCCAGGCGGGCAGTTGATCGGCATCAATCCGGAAGAGGTGACCTCGGTGCGTGAGCCTATGGCCAAGGATCACTTCGCGCGTGGCGTTCGTTGCCTCGTGTATCTATCCAACGGCAACTTTATCACCGTGACCGAGACCTGCATCACGGTGCGCAAGAAGCTGATCGCAGCACAGCCGTAAGGAGAACCCACGCATGAGAGTATTTGCCTTGGCTGCGGTGCTGAGCGCTGTGGCGCTGCCGGCGCTGGCGCTACCGTCGATCGGCACGGCCGATACCATGAACATCGTGGGCAATGCCACGTTCAACGGTATCGACGTCACGTTCGATGCCAACGCCAACCTGGTGAACGGCACAGGTGCCTATACCGCGCTGGGAACGTGCGTTGGCTGTGTGGCCGTCAATACGCCGCTGGAGTATTCACCGTTCACCAACCTGGCCAATTTGTTCGTGGTCAACCACAACGGTGTCGTGGCCACGGTTAGTCTTACCAGCCAGGTGGACCCGCCGTCCGTGGTGGGGAATGACCTTAGCCTGAATGATGATGCGCTGCTGACGCTGACCGGCTTTGCTCCGACGCTGGGGCGGCTGGAGATCACCGTGAACCAGGCGACGGGTGTGGCCAGTGGCAGCTTCTCGTCCACCGTGCAGGGCGTGCCGGAGCCGGCTGGCCTAGCCATTATGGGTGCTGGCCTCATTGGCCTGACACTGGTGCGGCGGCGCGATGGCTAGTCGCTGGGTTCCGAATGCACCGTGGCCGAAGGATGAGGTGGAGAAGCTGCGGGCATGGCGTGAGGCGGGGGTGAGCTACGCGGTGATTGCTGAGCGGCTGGGTCGCACGCCGATTGCGGTGAAGGCCAAGACGCGGGCGTTAGGGCTGCAGCGGAGCGTGCCCTATAAGCCGGTGCCACCGCAGCGGCAGCCGCGGGCTGAGCCGGTGCAGATCCACCGGGCTGGGCCTGTCACGCTCCCGCCGCTGGCGAGCCTGCAGGATGAGTGACGGGCGACGGTGCAGATCCAGGGCTGGGCCTAATGCGCAACCTGAACCATCTTGAGCAATATCGCCAGCGCGGTCAGGCCGTGCTGGAGTTATATGGCTGGGAGGGTGACGAGGCGCACGGCGCGTTTGCGGTGCCGTCATGTATCGACCGCCAGCCCATGGTCGTTGTGGCGAGCGGATCGGACGGCTGGGATCACGTCTCGGTCTCCCGCCGGAACCGGACGCCCAACTGGGCTGAGATGGAGCAGATCAAGCGGCTGTTCTTCCGCGACGACGAGACGGTGATGCAACTGCATGTCCCAGCTGAAGACCACGTGAACCAGCACCCGAACTGCCTGCACCTCTGGCGGCCGCACCATGTGGAAATACCACGCCCGCCGGGCATCATGGTGGGGCTGAGCGGCAAGCCGATCCGCGACCGCCACGAGGCGCTGGCCATGCGGAAGCGGATACTGTCCGCCAATGCAACTAATCGGACGTAATCCAGCCATGAGCAACGAGCTGGAACGCGGTCTGGAACGCGAGTTGGCGGCACTTGCCGCCTATCACGCTGGACTATTCACAGGCGCCGCGACGCGGATCGACAGTGATCCCGGCGTCATCGCGCATGCGCTTTTCCTACTGGCCGAAGAAGCCTTGCGGCGACGCGACGAGTGGCTGGCGTCCGCAAATCGCGCTTAGCGGACGGAATGCCTCTCGATAGAAATCAGCCTTTTCATAGACGCAGTCGATGAACGGCGTGGCCCCCCAGAAAGCCACAGAGTAGCGCAGCGAACCGCCGTAGTTCGCTTCAGTGCGGGCCACGTGTCCCTGACATATCAACGCACTAGCTATGCCGAACAAAGCCACCATGAAGCCGGTCGGCAACGGCCCGTCGTGCTGCCGTAGCCTCCTCGATCGTGTCGAAGTAGCCGATGATGCGTTGCCTGCCCTCAAGCCAGATCTCAGCGCTGAACCTGCCTGACCGCGTCCGGCGCACGCCTTTGACGCCAACGATGTTGTTCTTCCGCAACCGGCTGTTCCAGTTGTTCTCGGACTGCGTGGCGGCTCGCAGGTTAGCAATGCGGTTGTTCCTTCGGTCGCCGTCTATGTGGTCCAGCATGACCGGCACCGGCTCACCATTCACCAGCAGCCACGCCAGGCGATGCAAAAGGTAGTCCTTGTAATCGATGGTAATCCGCAGGTAACCGCGCGGATGAGCCTTGCCCGCTGGCTTGCCTGCCCATCTCGTATTCCACTTCCTTTGGGTTACTTCATCCGTGAAGTGGGTTATGGGGCGTTCACACCATCGGAACGCGCCGGTCTCGGGATCGTAGTCAATGGCCTCGCGCACATACGCGCTTGGTGGCAGTGTCTTTGGAGCCATATCGATCCTCCGTGCAGGGTCGTTGGTCAGGAGGCGGCGGCGCTACCAACGCCGCCGTTCTCCGCTGCGAACTATAGCGCATAGATGCTCGACACAGCGACACCAAAGACGTGGAGGGAGGTGCTTACTGCGGCGCCTAATCCATTTGAGATTGCTATCGGTCGATATGCACGTGCTCCGATAGCATTTGTTCGTGAGATCCTCGGAGTAGAACCAGATCCCTGGCAATTAAAGGCTCTGCGCGCGCTGGCCCAAGGACACACGCGTATAGCCATTCGTAGTGGCCATGGTGTTGGAAAGAGCTGCTTTGCGGCCTGGACGGTGGTCTGGTTCGCCTGCACCAGAGCGCCTTTTAAGGTCGCTGTGACGGCGCCGACTGCTCCACAGCTGCAAGATGTGCTCGTGCCTGAGATGCACAAATGGTTTGAGGCGCTGCCGACTGCATGGCGAAGTCTGTGGGATATTACCTCCGATCATATCCGCCTCAAACGCGACCCGGAATGCTTCGTGACAGCCAGAACATCGCGACCTGAGACGCCGGAAGCCATGGCCGGCGTCCACAGCCAGCACGTTCTCCTGGTCGCGGACGAAGCCAGCGGCATACCTGAGCCAGTGTATGAGGCGGCTGGCGGGTCGATGTCATCAACAGGTGCCATCACGCTGTTGATCGGGAACCCCGTGCGTTCCACCGGCTTCTTTTGGAGGGTTTGCACCCTCGAGCGCGAGCGCTGGTTCACCATGCAGGTGTCCTCGGCCGACAGCCCGCGCGTCGCCCAGAGCTACGTCGACGAAATGGCGCAGCGCTACGGCACCAACTCCAATGCCTACCGCATCCGCGTCACCGGTGAGTTCCCGTCATCCGACGCTGATACCTTCATCCCGGCCGACATCGTCGATGACGCCATGGCGCGCGATGTGGTGCTCGACATATCGGCGCCGGAGGTCTGGGGCGTCGACTGTGCCCGCTTCGGCGATGACGATAGCGTGCTGATCAAGCGCAAGGGTGCCGTGGTCACCGAGATGCCGCGTTCCTGGCGCCAGCTGGATACGATGCAGCTCGCCGGCGCGGTGAAGGCGGAATGGGACCATTGCCTCGGCCGCAAGCCCAACCTGATCTGCATCGATGCCATCGGCATCGGCGCCGGCGTCGCGGATCGCCTGGCCGAGCAGGGACTGCCGGTGCTGGCGGTCAATGTGGCCGAGGTGCCATCGCTGGCTAACCGCTACATGCGGCTGCGTGACGAACTGTGGGGCCGTGGACGGGAGTGGCTGAACGGACGTGCCTGCCGACTGCCCAAGCATGAGCGGCTGCGCGATGACCTCTGCGCGCCGCGCTACAGCTTCAGCCCCAACGGCAACAAGCTGCAGATCGAAAGCAAGGCCTTGATGAAAAGCCGTGGATTGCCTTCGTGCGATTACGCCGATGCGCTGCTGCTGACCTTCGCCGATCAGACGCTGGGTGTGGC